TCTTTATAGTATGAGCTGGTTGTGTTTATAGGTGTTGTTGCTGATACCGTAAGTTGTTGGCCAATATCAAACAAGCTGTCTTCACCGTATGTGCCTGATGATCTGCCTGGTGATTGACCATTCATTACATCTTGTACTTCATCATTGATGTATAATTCTGTAAATCCGTCTATTTCACCTTCGGCTATTGCTAATACCACATATAGATATTTGTTGTTGGTGCCACTGGTACCCATGTATACTCTGGTACCGCCCACCGTTCGTTGGCCGTATATCACAGGTATACCTTTTACAGCTGATTGTTGATTAAGTAGTACACCTTGATTTTCACTTTGGAATGTTGATGGATTATCATATTCAGGTAAGTCGAAGCTAAGGCCAAATGCCCCTAGAAAGCCTTCGACTATGTTACCAACGAATCCAAGTACGGATCCAACTATCTTACCAACTCCGCTGATAAGACTTTTGACACCTCTTTTTATTGATCTAAAAAATCCGCTGAATAATCCCATTACTGCATCCTTTTCTTATAGTACATCATATCCGGGGTATAACCTAGTTCGTTGAATACTCTATCATATGTTTTTCTTTCACCGGCTTTCTGTCTAAGGCCAACTATAGTTGATACTGCACCTTTTTTCTTCGCCCATCCTTCAAATGCACCAAGTAATTTAAGACCATGGTTATATCTAGAACTATCATATTTGTATTGACCAACTGGATTATGTACATACCAGTGATGTGATATTGCTATAGGCTTATCACTGAGTGTCAAGTGATCGATTGTGCCGCTAAGATAGCCAAATGGTACATCATCTTCGCCAACTATCACTATTATTACTGCATCTGGATCCAACATCATTGTGTGGATATATCTTTCTGCAATGTAAGGTGAAAATTTAGAATGATGTGTATATTGATCGTATTCTTCTCCTTTTAGTGCGATAAGATGTGGTATGTCATTTACCGCGGCTGTTCTCATGTGTGTTTTCATAATTGTGCTCATATTATTGAGGCCCCCATCTTACATCAGCAGTTTGTGTTGATGAAAAATCGAACCCAATGTCGAAAAAGAATGTGTCTGAACTATTGTACTTCTTAGTAAGACTTTGACTTGATTTATTTGTTTTACGACCGTTAGTTGCTTCAAAGTTTGCCCAATGCGATGCTACATTAAATGTTATACTAGACTCCGATGCATTTTCTTTTACTGAAAAGTTTTTGATATTACCATCAAAGAATTGATATGTTTTGTTTGCAAAGTTTGTTGTGCTGTCTGTAGCTAGACCGAAACTTCTATATATTACTACTCTTTTGTTGATGATGTTTGAATGAACTACATCAGATATATCTTCAACATCTACTCCTGATATTGTTAATGATATTGTGTTAATTTTTATTTGTGTTGTTTCACTTGCATTACCAAATCCTAATAATCCGCCCAATGCTATATATGTTGGTGCAGAAGACTCTAAATGTGTTGCACTTGTGTATGCTATATCATGAAAGTTATCTGTTATGTATAAGTTTTCGTCTAGAGCTGTTTGTGTGCTGTCTTTTAGGTGTAGTTCAACTAGATGACATACTTTTACTGCATCTTTTTCAACTTCTCCTGTCCCATCGCCTGCATAAAGGGGAGTTTGGAATCTAGATCCCGTGTAAGACATTATACAGCCTCCACTATGTCAAATTCTAGGTTACCATAACCATCGGGGCCAACGAAATATGTGAAGTTATCACTTGCTAATCTCACCGTCATCTTAAAATTATCTTTTGATTTTATAGTATGGCCACTTGCTTGTGATTGTGCGACAAGTACTCCGGGTTCAAATGTAAGTGTAGCACCATCATGATCTAGTACCATGTATACTTTATCGTGATTGTTAAATTTAAACATATCACCTGGTTTGAATATGTTTGTGTTTGCTGTAGCCACCGTTGTTGCTCCAACACTAGCATCGCCGGCTAGGTCTTCTTGATTTGTTTGAGTACCACTTACTGCTTGTAGATTGGTTGGTGATATTGTAAATGAAGTTTTACCACCTTGTTGTTGTAACAAGAAGGCATAAATTCTTCTCAGCTTTTCTTGTGATAATGGGGGCATTATAATTCTTGCTGAGAAGAATTGTCCTCCGAATGATCTTACTTGTGTTCGGCCTGATAATGTTTGTGATCTTACCGTTGGCTGTGTCGAAGTAAGTTCGAGTGCTTGTATATCTATATTTAGACTAGGTGATGCTGTAAGCATTGTGTTAAAATCATTTTGGATAGCCATTATTTTTTAACCTCACTTTTTGATTTTACTTTACCACTGCCCACATATAATCCGAAGAAGCCTGCTCCTGCTCCAACTACTACTGAAACAAATCCAGCTTGTTCCATGCTTGGTGCGGGCATGGCCATAAACCATGTCGTCACTTGATAGAATGCATAGCAGTACATCGCCATTAATAATCTTGGTATAAATCTCCAGTTACCTAGAAATTCTGGTATTTCACATTTCATAAAGTACCATATATTTTTAATTGCATTTGTTATATATTTCATATCTTGAATCCTTTCTCCCATGCTTTCAAACTCCAGTATGCAGGAGATAAATTCTTTTGTCCTTTTACATCATCTAGAACTGCACCCATTCTAGCATTGAAAGCCTTTCTTCTAGTTGGGTTATTTCTTTTGATAGTCATACCTTTTTGGCCGAAATTGACTTTCTTTACATTACCGGTTGATCTATCTTTCACGAATACTTTAAATTTCTTTACATCACCTCTCATGGGTGTGTTTAATTTAACCTGTCGTCCCTGGTACATGGCCATTATGCTGTTATACTCCTTCTACCAGTGTCATTTACTGCTTCATTTACTATTGCTACAATGGTATCTCGTTGATTTGCTAATGCTGAATTGAAACTTTGTGCATCTACCGCCTCAACATTGAATGTTATATTAACATCTCGACCACCCATTGCTCCGTTTGGTGTTATGCTACCCGATGTGCCCGGAGAAAATAGCTCGGGGCCTTCTTCTCCAACCATGTATGTCTGGCCTCTTACAACAGGTCCCCCAAATCTTCTACCAGTGTATTGCTGTTGTGATATTGTTGCGATTTGTGCCGCTCCTAGAGCACCTATGGCTACTGCTAATGGTATGCCGAATGGTCCCATTGCTAATGCTTTTGATACACCTTGTGCTGTACTCATGATAGCATCTCTAAGTGCTAATGCTTTGTTGAGCATAAACATTTCTTTATTGTGTGCCGCTAATGCCCCAATTGCATCTCTCGTTGTTTGTTTTGTAATATCTTTTTTCTCATCGGCTGTAAGATTAGTTAAGTCTAGATCTTTCATTTGACCTGATCTTATAATGCTTAATTGATCTTCAACTCTCTGTTTGCTGAGTTTCATTTGCTCTTGATGGTATCTCTTATCAAGTTTATCTTTCATTTTTAGATATTCTGTATCGAATGCTATTCTTGTACCATAATAATCTTTAAGATCTTTTAAGTTTTGATTGTATGTGTCATCAAGCAGTTCTTCTTCTGTTTTTAAACTTCTTGATATTTGATCAACTCTTCTTTTCAATGCATCTTCTAGTTTTTTGGCTTCTTTATTGATACCTTTATCTGTTGTTGTGCCAGTACCACCTGCTGTGCCTCCTTGTTGTGCTTCAGCTATTCTTACTATACGATCTTTATGTTTGTTAAGTTTGATTGATTCCTCAATCATTTTCTTTTCTTTTTCTCTCATTATATCGTATGCTTCACCGGCCTCTAGTGTGCCTTCTTTAACATCGATCAATAAGTCTATCAAGCCTTCACCCCAGTTTGTTATTAATGGTTGGCTTTCTAAAAATCCATCTGTATATTCTTCTAGTTTTTGCTTACCTTCAACGAACTTTTCACTAACATATGATAATCCATCTTTACCCATATCGACGAGCACTCCGGTTAGATCTGTTGCATCACCTTCAAATTCTTCGAGCAATGGAATAAATCTTGCTACATTATTGTAACCTTTAATAGCCACATTGACAAAATCTAAGAATACCTCTTTAATTTTATCAATCACTACTTTAAATTTGTCTTTTAAGAAGTTACCGAATTGAGCAAATCCTCTGCCGATGAATGATATAACTTCTCCGACACCTTTTATTACTGCTTTAAGTTGTGCAAATGTACGACCTAGACCGTTTTTAAAGCTGAGGTATCCAGCCAATGCTATAACTCCTGTTACTAATGCACCAATTGGATTGAGTGCTAACAACATCATTGCTGATGCTATGCCTCTTATAAAACTTGCTACTTTAAGTGCTATTAAGGCTCCAAATGCTCCTTTTACATGGTCTAGATTGTTTGCTAATAGTATAGCACCTTCTCTTAATAAATGTACTGCTTGTGTGGCTGTGTGACCAATTTTGATAGCCAACATGTCGCTATTATTGATTACATCTATTACTTCTTTAGTAACCCCTGTTAGTGCTTTTGTAAGACCTGCATCACCGATTGCTACTTGAAACTCTGCCGCCGCATCTTTCATATTTGAGATTGCACCAGTGAGTGTGTTTAATCTATCTGCAAGTGCACCTTCAAATTGTGTTGCACCAATCTCTCTTAGATATGCTATGATGTTTTCAGTGTTAAACTCCATTTCAGTTTCAACACCTCTAAATATAGCTGTAATCCTGTCGCCTTCTTTTTTAACCTTGATACCTAGTTGTTTCAACATCTCAAATTCACCAGTCGTTGCATTGAATACTGCTTTGGCTACTGAATCCATTCGTTGTCCCATACCAGCCGCTATATTACCTAGATCGGTCATCAAGCCTTTTGTGGGCTCTAGTCCTGCATTTCTAAGTGTAATAAATGCTGTTGAAACTTCTGCTAATTGGAATGTTGTACCCGCTGTAAATTCACGG